AGTCTCGAGGAACAGGGAATGCCTACGTTTACAATAAATCGTATTCTTCCAGTTGTAGAGATGCTTAATTTTTATGCAACTGCTAATAATCCAAGATGGCAAGCTATTGGTCTAGAAGGTTCTGATTCTGATGTGGCTTCAGTATTTGGGAATATGGCAGATTATATATGGAATCTATCTGATGGTTCTACTTTATATTCTAATGCAATAAATGATGCTGTATGCAAAAGTGTAGGTTATATACTTCTTACTGTGGATCCAGATCAAGATAACGGAATGGGAGAAGTTGTTCTCAAACAGCCAGAACCTTTTGATATTTATGTAGATCCTAAATCTCGTGATATGCTCCTAAGGGATGCTGCATTTATACTTATAAGAAAAGTATTGCCTAAAAATCATCTTACCAAATTATTTCCAGATCATAAAAGAAAAATAAATGCAGCTTCTTCTAATGAATCGCGACAACATAGCTGGAGTACGAGAGCTGCTGGTGATGACGAGCAAGAGCTCTTTGCATATAATGATAGTTACAATGAAGCTCAAGCTATTGCTCCTGATGGCACTCAAGATGAGATGATTGAATTCTTTGAAGTGTATGAGAAACTAAAAGTTCCGCATATAAACGTATTCTATAGGATACCTCCTAATAAAGAAGAATTAGCCCAGATGAAGCAGCAAGTTGAAGTTAAGATGAAAGAAATGGCTGCCGAAATGGAAGTTCAGCTCTTAGAACAGCAGAAAGCAATGGAGGAAGCTGTTACTAGTGGCGAAATGCTTCCTGAAAGATATGAACTTGAGATGCAGAAAGCTCAAGATATGATGACTCAGCAACTACAAGTAGCTGAACAGGAATATGTTAGCAAACTGCAGAATGAAATGTCTAAAATTGAGAATCAAGTTATTAGTGAAAAAGAGTTTAAGGTTCTAATGGATGATGAAGTTTTTGCCCAGAATGTAGTTGGGCAGATGAGATTTCATGCGCATAGGATAAAGCAAACATGTATAGCTGGTGATAAACTTTTATATGAAGAAGTTCTACCTGAGAATATCACTGATTATCCAGTAGTGCCATTTCATTTTAAATGGACAGGAACTCCCTTTCCAATGAGTGCTGTAGCACCATTGATTGGTAAACAAAGAGAAATGAATAAATCTCATCAGATTATGGTGCATAATGCATCTCTTGGTAGTTCATTGCGCTGGATGCATGAAGAAGGATCTATTGATATGGATTACTGGGAAAAGTATTCTTCTTCTCCTGGTGCTCTATTGCCTATTAGACCTGGTGCTAATCCTCCTACCGCAGTGCCTCCAGCGCCACTTTCAAATGCTTTCTTTACTATAGTACAAGAAGGTAAGAATGATATGGAATATTTAGCTGGTATATATTCTGCTATGCAGGGGGATACTCAACAACAGCATGAAACATTTAGAGGTATGCTTGCATTAGATGAATATGGAACTCGTAGAATAAAACAATGGATGCAGCATTCCATTGAGCCTGCATTACGTCAGCTTGGTAGGCTTGTAATGCAATTTACTCAGGCAGTATATACAGCTAATAAGAGATTCAGGATAATCCAGCCTTCTGCATTACAGGAACAGAGGGAAACTGAAATTAATATTCCTATCTATAATGATATGGGAGAGGCAATTGGAAAGTCTATGGATTATACGTCTGCTAAGTTTGATGTTACTATAGTGGCTGGATCTACTCTTCCAGTTAATAGATGGGCATATCTTGAAGAATTGAAACAACTTATGCAACTAGGAGTCGTGGATGATATAGCAGTACTTGCCGAAACTGATCTTAGAAATAAAGAGGGTATTGCTAAAAGAAAGAGTATGTATGCACAGATGCAGAGCCAGATGGAACAGATGGATGGACAGATTAAAGATCAAGCTGGAACTATTGAAACTCTTGAACGTCAATTGGTCCAGGCTGGTATCAAAGGAAAGGTTATGCAGGGAGCTATGGAGCTTGAGAAAAATAAGCAGGATATAAGAGGGACCAGGCAATCAGCAGTTCTTGAAACTGAAGCTCAACAGAAACTCTTGCGTAATATAAGAAAAAATAATCTTGATGTGGCCTCTGAAAAAATGGATATGGCAATTGAACGTTCTGCAAATAATGTGAAAAAAGATTAAAAAACTTCTTGCATTTAACACTTAAATGTTATATAAGTTTATAGACTCTTAAATAAGGAGATAACAATGACAGAAGAAACAGCCCAAGGTAACCCAGAAACTGTACAAGATGCAGTATTTGGCTCTCAGGGAAACGACTTCTTTGAAGCGCTTGAAAATAACGTCAATGGCGCTATACAAGATGACGTTGGGAACTCTGAGGTAACCCCTCCTCTACAAAGTGGCCCCGAACAGGTAACCCACGTCAAAAGCGAGGAAGGCTCCAACAACGAGACACAGGTAGATTGGGAACAACGATATAAAGACTCAACAAGAGAAGCTCAGCGTTTACACAATGAGATGTCTGAATTGAAGCCCTTTATCCCTGTTCTTGATGCAATGAAAAACGACAGTGGTCTTGTAGACCATGTTCGTAATTATCTGACAGGTGGTGGCAAACCTTCTGCAACAATTCAAGATGAACTTGGATTAAAAGAAGATTTTGTCTTTGATGCTCATGAAGCTATGTCTGATGGAAATTCAGACTCAGCGAAACTAATGAATGCTCATGTGGACCGTATGGTTCAATCAAGAGTTGGTCAAATGATAGGTGCTGAAAAGGAACGTGCTGCTAAAACCCAAGCTGAAATATCTCGGCAAGGTGAAGAGACGGAATTCCGTAAGGCTCATAAAATGACTGATGAAGAGTATTCAGGCTTTGTTGATTCTGCTAAGGAGCATATTTTAACTTTGGAAGATATACATTATCTTTTAAATAAAGAAAAGACAGCTGCTAATACAGCAAATTCTACTAAAAAGGATATGCTAAATCAGATGAAGAATGTACGTAACATACCTACAAGTGCCAGTGGAGCAAACTCGCAAGGCTCTAAAGAGCAAAGCATGGAAGATAATGTCTTTAATGCTTTGAAGAGCGTTGACGATGGTTTAGATAACCTGTTCGAGTAGGCACAACAAAAAGCTTAACAGTTTTTGCCTTCTCCGAACATAAATAAGGAGACAGACAATGGCTGATGTATTATATGGGGGCCAAGCCTACAGTAGTTACGGTAGTATTGGCGCTTTCAGCGACACAGACAGTCCTGGCTCAAGTGGTAGTAATCTAGATACTGGCGATCTTAGACGGAAGTTTAATTTCGGTGATCGAGTATCTGAACTGGCCTTGGCTCAGGATCCGTTTTTCCGTTTTGTTTCTATGGCAGCTAAAAAGCCAACTGACGATCCTCAGTTTAAATTTACTGAGAAACGTGGTTCGTGGAATAAGCGATATGCCTATGTAACAGGATGGGTAGAAAATAACAATGTGGATGTACTTGGTGGTACTGGTGGCGATGCAGATTTAACTGCATATAATGACGCTGGTGCTCCAGGCAGTTTGACTGCAGGTGATACATTTAAATTATATATGGCTGGTGATTATAAATCAGCTGGAAATATTCAGAATGTATACGGTCAATCTGGTGGTGCTATTTCAGTTGGTGCTAGTGGCACTCGTCCAGCTTTCTTTCTTCCAGGACAAATAATCAAGGTTCCTATGTCCAGCACTGATGGTGGTGGCTCAGGTGGTGAATATTTGCTGATGAAAGTTACAGCAGTAACAGATGGCTTAACAAAGGACTCTCGTGAATGTGTTCAATTAGATTGTGAACTTATTCGTGATGTACTTTCTAGCTCTCTCTATATTGCTGGCTGGTCTAGTGATGATGTAGATACCCAAGTATATGATGAAGCTATTTCATCTTCACTTGAAAATGAGCGCACTTATGTAGTTGGCTCTACTTTTGATAAGGGTACTGGTTATCCAGAAACTTGGAAAGACCAGCCTTATTCAACTGGATATGGACAATGTCAGATCTTTAAGACTTCAATGGTTATGGATAACACTGATCGTGCTACCGTACTGAAGTATGAAGGAAATGAATGGGCTCGTATCTGGAAAGAAAAGCTGATTGAACATAAGTGGGATATTGAACAGAGTCTTCTGTTTGGTACTCAAAATGCAGCATATAGAACAACTCAAGGAGCTGTTGATTGGGTTTTAAACAATGGTAATATTTTTAGTCTTGCTGTTGCTACAAAATCTCAAGATAGTTTCTTAGATGATCTTTCTAACTTCTTGGATCCAAGATATAATAATGCAGCTCCAAGCGTATTCTTTGCTTCTACAGCAGTTTACAATTGGCTACATAAATTATCTGGATACTTTGCCAATACTATTGGTACTGTTCAAGGTGGTGGTGGAAATACAGTTCCAACATCTAACTTGGAGAGTTCTAAATCAATGGCAAGAGTAGGAGAATTGTCTCTTACAGCTAGAAAGAAAGTTCTTGGTATTGATACTACTACAATCTCTACCGTGTATGGTGATATTAATGTGGTTCGTAATGTACACTTGGATGGCACAAATGTGGCCCTTCTTGGTGTAAATATGAAGCATTGTGCATATCGTCCATTGGTCGGAAACGGAATTAATAGAGATACTTCAATTTATGTTGGAGTTCAAACACTTGAAAACAGTGGTGTGGATCGCAGGGTTGATCAAATTCTTACCGAAGCTGGTATGGAATTTTCAATGCCTGAAGCTCACGCTATCTGGAAAAATGCATAAGGGGGTATGAATAATGGCTAATGTCTTATATGGACAAAATAAACTAGATAATTCG